CAGCCATCTTTCAAGATATTGGTTTAAGGGAACACTCATTTTCTTTTAGATTTTCACCTAAAAATTCTAAAGAAAGTCAAATTCTTAAATCAATGATTTTTAATATAAAAAAGAGAATTCTTCCTGGAACTGCTGGAGGTGACAGTAAAACTGCTCCTTTGTTTACCTTTCCAGATACCGTTGATATATCTTTTGGACCAAGTGAAGACATTCCTTATATGTTTGAACGTTGTGTTGTAACTTCATTTGCAGTTAATTATTCTCCTAATGGAACACCATCTTTCTTTAAAGACGGAAGTCCTACAGATGTTGAAATGAATATAGCATTTAAAGAAATCAGAGTTATTACAAGAGACAATCTTAAAAAACAACAGCAATCTGACTTTGTTAACACACAAAAACAGTATGCTCAAACATTTAATGCTATCTAGGAAATAACATGCCTGGTTATTTTAATTTTTTTCCTTCTACAAATTATGCTAATAATATTGTTACAAATATATTAGCTAAAGCAAGATTTGATCAAAGTGTACAAGAGAATTTTGCAATCTTTTACCCATACACAATCCAACAAGGTGAAAGAGCTGACATTATAGCTGCTAGAGTTTATGAAGATCCTACCTTAGATTGGATCTTATACATGTCTAATAATATAACTGATCCATACTACGATTGGCCTTTATCACAAGAACAATTTAATCGTTATATTATTTCTAAGTATGGTAATTTGACAAATGCTGAACAAATAGCTTTTTTTAGAAACAATTATTATAATGATGAGAGTTTCATTTCTCCTTCTGCATTCAATACTTTAACTACATCTCACAAAAAATATTATAGTCCTATAATAGGTTATAACAATACAATTATTTCCTACAAAAGGAAAGAATTAGATGTAGTTCTTGATACAAACAAAACTATTTCTTTAACTGTTTCTTCCAGTAATGGATTTGTTGTTGGAGAAAAAATCACTCAAAGTTCAAATAGTGGTTACATATCTTACATTGGGTCAAATAAAATAACAATTAATAGAGTAACTGGTGATATTTCAAATAACTCAATTACAGGATTAAAATCAGGATCCACAACAAGTGTTACAAGCAGTTCAACTTTGAATACTTCTATTCCTGATAGTGAATCAAGTTTCTATTCACCTGTCACATACTTACAGTATGAAGAAGAATTGAACGAATCTAAATTCAACATAAGAGTTTTAGACAAATCATATGTTGGAAAGATTCAAAGAGATATGAGAGAATTGTTTAAATGAAATCTTATGAGGTAGGTGACGTTAATATCTTAGAACTTAAGATTAAAAATGTCAATACACAAGCAGAAGTTAACCCAGTTGATCAAGTTACTTTTATTGATATTTACGAAGATTTCAATTCACCTTCACTATATGCAGAGATTTCTTTCAATGATCAAGTAGGATTATTAAACGATTTTCCATTGATAGGTGAAGAGGAAATTGAAATAACATTTCAAACTCCTGGACTTACTTACCCCACAACTTACAAATTTAATTCTTTTGCTATCAGTGATTTACAACAAAACATGAATGGTAAAGGATATACTTACACTTTAAAATGTACGTCTAAAGAACAACTTAAACAAAGTAATATTTTTATTGTTCAAAGTTATAATGAAACTATTGATTCAGTAGTAAATAACATTTTTAGTAGATATTTACAGACAGATAAAATTTTGGATATTGATCCTTGTAAAGGTACAGAAACTATTGTTTTTCCAAAACTCACACCTTTCATGTCAATAGACATGGTGAGGAAAAGAGCAGTCAATCCCAAATTTGTTTCTTCATTGTATGTGTTTTTTGAAAATCAAGAAGGATTTAAATTTAAATGTATTGAACAAATGATAGAGGATGGAAAACAAAAAATAGGAAGTAAAAAGTTTTATTATTATTCATCTACTCAAATCAGTAAAGAAACAGAAGCTCTTAGCTTTAGAAGTATCTTAGAATATGAAAACATGGCTAGGACAGATGTTACTGATATTGTCCAGGAGGGTGGAATAAAAAATAAAGTTAAGGTATTTGATGTTTTTACTAAAAAGGAGACTGTAACCGAATTTGACCTAACTAAAAAGTTTAGTTCTATGGTTTCTATGGATAATAAGAATTCTCTTAATATTTCTGATACAGCAATTCAACAATTTGCTAATAAACCAACGTACAATTTTTTCATTCCAAAAGATACAAACAGAAAAGAAAACTTTTTAGAAAATATGATGGGAGCTAAGTTAGCATTCACTAAGATTTTTAACTCCAATTCTGTAAGAGTTTACATTCCTGGTGATTCTTCAATAAAGGCAGGTGATGTTGTAGAATTAAATTTACCTCAAGCATCTGGAACTACATCACCAAAGTCAGATGATATATTAGTAGGTGGAAATTACATAGTGACAAGACTTAGACATAATATAACAACAAGTGGAAAAGCAAAACATTATATCTCTATGGATTGTAACAAGGTAGGTTTGAGATGAAACAAATTGGTATTGAAGGTTTCTTTTGGTGGTTTGGTGTTGTTGAGGATAGAAAGGATCCCGAAAAATTAGGTAGAGTAAAAGTTAGAGTATACAATTTTCACGGTAGTAAAGTTGAAACACCTACAAATGATTTGCAGTGGGCATTTATTATAATGCAGCCAACAAGTGCTGGTTTTAATAAAATTGGATTATCTCCTACCGGTATAGTTGAAGGATCAACCGTGTTTGGTTTTTTTGCAGACGGACAAAATGGTCAAATGCCAATGATACTTGGAACACTTCAAGGTATTCCAGATAAAGATGTTAATAAACACGATGTTACGCCATTAGCTAGAGAAAACAATACAATAAATAAATCATTAATAGGACCTGAACCACCTAGCTCATATGGATCAGTATATCCGTACAATAAAGTTTTTCAGTCTGAAAGTGGACATGTAATTGAGATCGATGACACTCCTAACAGAGAAAGGATTCATGTCTATCATAAAAAAGGTTCTTACACTGAAATAAATCAAGATGGCAGAAGAGTTTCAAAAATTGTTGATGATAATATAGAAGTTGTTTTAAAAAATAAAACTGTTTTTGTTCAGGGAGATTGTAAGTTAGAAGTGAAGGGTAATTGTAAAGTAGAAGTAAATGGTGATTACTCACTTAACGTAAAAGGTAAAATTTCTATTAATGGTAATGAGGTTGTAATTAATAATGGTAAGAATGGTGCAGCAAGAGTTAACGATCAAACTGATTCCTCAAAAATTCTTAAAGGTTCTAGCTCTGTTAAAATAGGCGACTAAAATGGCATTAGTAGTAAGAACAGCAAACAAAACTCCAAAATTAATAAAAGATACAATATTTTCAGATTTTATTTCAACGTTTGAATTGGAAACAGTAAAAAACGACTTAACTAAAATTGTAAATGAGGAATCTGTCAAACAATCGATAAAAAACATTTTACTTACTGACAGAGGTGAGAGATTTTTCAATCCTACTTTTGGAAGTGATATTAGAAAGATGCTGTTTGAAAATTTTACTACAGCTACAGAGCAGATTTTAAAAGATCTTATTAAAAACTCTATTAACAATTTTGAACCTAGAGCTGATGTAATTGATGTTAAAGTATTTGGAGACCCTGATAGTAATAGTATGGCTATTACTATTATGTTCAGCACAATAAATAAATCAGAACCTGTAACATTAGAACTAACATTAAATAGGGTCAGATAATGGCAAACACCAGTATTGATCTGGTTGGATTAGATTTCAACACAATCAAAACTAACTTAAAAACATATCTTAAAAACAACACTGCTTTTAAAGATGTTGATTTTGAAGGATCAAATATAAGTGTATTGATAGATTTGTTATCATATAACACTTACATGAATTCTTTTTACACCAATATGGTAGCAAGCGAGATGTTTTTAGATACTGCGCAGTTAAGAGACAGTGTCATATCTCACGCAAAAATGCTTAATTACACTCCTTCCTCATTCGTTTCTGCAAAGGCATCTGTTAATTTATCAATTACTCCTTCAACATCAGTAACAAATGTCGTTGTTCCAAAAGGAACAACGTTTACATCAAGAGTAGGATCTAACACATATACATTCTCTACAAACGAGAACTTGGTGTTTAATAACTCTAATAATGGCGTGTTTTCTTCTAATGTAGAGATATTCGAAGGATCTTACGTTACAGATTCATTTACTATGAATTATGGTAATACATCTCAAAGATTTGTGTTATCTAATCCAACTGTAGATATAGGAAGCGTTTCCATATCAGTTATTGAAGATAACGGAGATAGTACTTTAAATTATGTAAGGTCAGAGAGCCTTATAGGTATTACTTCCTCTTCCAAGGTTTATTTTATACAAGCTGCTGAAAATAGTCAATATGAGATTAAGTTTGGTGATAACGTTTTTGGTAGAAAACCCAAAGATGGGTCTGTTATTGTTGCTGAATATAGAAATTCTAGTGGTGAATTACCTAATGGAGCTTCTGTTTTTTCTAATGATGGAAGTATAGATGGACATTCTAATGTTTCAGTAGTTACTATTTCTTCTGCAAGCCAAGGTTCAATTAACGAATCAATTGAATCTATTAGATTTAATGCTCCTAGAAATTTTCAAGTTCAAAGTAGAGCAGTTACTGCATCTGACTATGAAACATTATTAAAAACTAATTTTTCAGATATACAAAGCATTTCAGCGTATGGTGGAGAGGAGATGGATCCACCCCAATTTGGTAAAGTGTTTATTTCTGTCGACGTCGAAAATGCCGAAGGAACCCCTCAAAATAGAATTTTAGCTTTCAGTAATTTTATCAAAGATAAAACTCCTCTTTCTATTGATGTTGTTTTTGTCAATCCGGATTTTATGTATGCTAAAATTGAATGTAATGTAAAGTATAATGTAAACCTAACATCTTTGCTTTCAAATGATATAAAGACTTTGGTTTTATCAAAAATAAGCAGTTACAATGAAAACAATTTAAATGGATTTAAAAAAACTTTATTTTACAGTAAGCTTTTGAAAGAAATTGATTCTGCAGACTCAAGTGTAATAAGTAACGATACATTAGTAAGAGCTATTAAAACATTTACCCCAACAACTGGGATCAATCAAAGTTTTAGTATAAATTTTGGATTTGAATTAGAATCTGAAACAGGATTAGATTTGGTAGGTAACGAATATCATTATGGCCATACAATTACATCTTCTAATTTTGTGTTTAACGGTTATAGGTCTTCTTTAGTTGACGATACTAGAGGCAAAATTTACATAGCTAAATCTATAGCTAATTTGTCTGAAATAGTTCAAGAAGTTGGAACAATAGATTATAACACTGGTATAATTTTAATAAACAATTTCAATGTGTCTAGTTTTGATGGGTCTTCTATAAAAATATATGCTAGAAGTAAATCAAAAGATTTTGGTAGTTCAAGAAATACAATCCTGACAATAAATGACGAAGATATTAGCGTGAGTGTAACACCAGTTAAAATATGAAAAATATAGAAGATCTTATATCACCATTAATTCAAAGTCAGTTCCCTTCTTTTTACAATGAAGAAGGTGAATTATTCATTGAATTTGTTAAAGCATATTATAAATGGCTAGAAACAAATAATCAACAACTTTATTATTCTAGAAATTTACTAGAGTATAAAGATATTGATAAAACAGTAGATAGCTTTATTGTTCATTTTAAAGAAACTTATCTTAAAGATTTGCCTTTTAATACATCAGCAGATAGTAAACTGTTGTTGAAAAATATTCTAAGATTTTATCATAATAAGGGTGATGAATCCAGTGTTAAGATGGCTATAAGAGCACTCTTTAACCAAGATTCTAGTGTATATCTTCCTGGTGATGATATATTTAAGTTATCATCCGGAAAATGGATGAAACCAAAATATCTAGAAGTGACTGCATCGCCTAGAAATGAAACTTTTGTAAACAAAGAAATTGTGGGTGTTTATTCCCAAGCAAGAGCATTATGTGAAGGGTTTGTTAAAAAGAGAGTTTATGGAAAACTTATAGATGTTCTTTATATTTCTAATCTACAAGGTAATTTTCTTTATGGTGAACAAGTAGTCGAAGTTTCAAACACCAATATAGATCAGGCTCCTTCAGTTATAGGTTCACTTACTAGTCTTGTCATTACAAATGGTGGTCAAGGATTCAGTGAAGGGGATATTTTTGATATTAGGGGAGACAATGGAAAAAATGGTAAGGCAATTGTTACAAAAATATCAAACGAAACTGGAAGAATAGATTTTTCTGTAATTTATGGTGGATGGGGATTTTCAGTAGATGCTGATGTGTTAGTTTCAGACAAAGTTTTAGGACTAGCTAATGTAACTAATGCTAATAACCTTGTTACTGATTTTACTGACTTTGAGACAGTATCACAAAATCTTATGAGTATTGGATACTCAAGCGCTATAGATTCAAGTATTTTCGTAGCAAACACTCGATTATTTGCAGAAGGAAATACTAGTGTATCAAATGTTTATGCTGGTGTTGTTGCTAATAATATAATAACTACTACTACAGGTATAGTTAAAGTAACAAATTTAACTGGTAATATAGTATCCACTAATACAACTTTTAAAGCTGATTTGGTAGATGTAGGATTTACAACTTCAGCAGACATTTCCTTGTTTACTAATGGATCTGTAATCGAAACAGTAAATTCTACTTCTACTTCCAATGCTTACATTATCGTTGCATCTAATACAAGTCTATCTAACGGAAATTTTCTTGTAAGACCCATTTCAGGAAATCTTGCATCCACTAACACCATAATAAGACTTGTATCAAATAATTCAACACAAGCTAATTTAATATCTTACACATCCAATCATTATTTCACTGCTTCAGTAGCCAATAACAGTGATATTACTGCTGAAGGATATTTAATAGGTCAGAACACTACTCATATTGGACTTGAAACTGTATTGAATATGTTTATACCTAATACAATATATTCATATGTGAGAGGAATTAGTTCTAATACTTACGCTAATCTTACTTTTGTTGGTTCTGGCTCTGCAGCAGCGTTTGTTGTTGGTGATATTAACATGGATGAG